CCAACAGCAAATGGGTTATTAATTGCAAATACAAATAATAAAATAAATTTAGCAAAAGCTAAAATAGCAGAATTTTCAAATCTATTTAGAGCTTTACCTTATGTATTAGATAGTTATGTAGCTAAAGCAGATATAGTATTTAGTAATATTACTAAAATAAAAAGTCAAATAGAAAAAATAGTAAATGAAATAGCAAAACTAAAATTATATATAATATATTTAGAACTTGACTTTGAAGATAAATGCAACAAATTAACATCCCCAACAGTACCATCAGTTCCTATAGTACAAGAACCCCCAATATTACCATGGCCCGAAGGACCAATCACTTTAGCAGATGTAATAGCCCAAACTGAAGAACTTTATGGGAATTTATTAGAAGATTTAATTGCTAGAGGAGATAATAAAGCAATAAGAAGGGTGTATGTTCTTGGGGCACAATTCCAGAGAATTAAAAACACAACAGTTGAGGTAATAAACATATAAAAAACAAATAAAACTTATATTTATAAACAAATACAATAAACATGAAAGCAAAAACATTTGAAAATCTAATTAGAAAAGTAGTTAGAGAAGAAATCGATTATTCGTTACGTAGAGAAATTAAATCACTTAAAGAAGATTTACGTGATGAACTAAAACCAACAATAGTAGAACACACTGAAAAAGTAGTTGAAGTACCAGAAACTACAAAACATTCTCTAAGAGAAAAAATTATGGGTAACGCACCTATAACACAACATAAAAAACAAAATTTTACAACTAATGGGGCATTAAATGATTTATTAAATGAAACGGCCCAAGGAAGTACAAACACAGAAACAGCAACATCTCCAGAAATGTCTGTAGAATCAATGCCCTCTCCTGTACAAAATGTTGTAAATAGAGATTATAGAGAATTAATGCAAGCAATTGATAAAAAAAAGAATAAAGAATAAATGCCTATAATTCAATCATCAAGGAGAATAAACCCATTAGATCTTAATAAAAATGTTAAGATAGGGGTAGCTTTTCCTTTAGATGAAGAAAATATGTTTTCAGGAACCAAAACTGTTAAAGAACAAGTAAAACATAATTTATTAAATCTTTTATTAACCTACCCTGGAGAAAGAGTAAATTTACCTAGATTTGGAATAGGATTAAAAAACTTATTATTTGAACAATCAATAGATTTAGAAACTTTAAAAATAAAAATTCAAAACCAAATAGATATTTTTATACCAGATATTAAATTACAAAGTGTATCTACCTCATTATCAGAAGACGAACACACACTATTTATCATTATAAAATATATTTATCTTTTAGATAATTCTCTACAATCCCAACAACTAAATTTTAATATATAATGGCATATTCAAAAGTATCAAACAAAACACAAGATAAAGATGTTAAATATCTAAGTAAAGATTATAATGGTTTTAAAAACCAATTAATAGATTTTACTAAAACCTATTTTCCTAATAATTTTAATGATTTTAGTGAAGGTAATCCTGGAATGATGTTTTTAGAAATGGCAGCCTATGTGGGTGATGTTTTATCTTTTTATACAGACACACAATTAAGAGAATCTTTTTTATCATTAGCCCAAGATAGAGAAAATTTATATAATTTAGCTTATTCTATGGGTTATAAACCTAAAGTAACATCAGCAGCTAGCGTAAATTTAGAAATATCACAATTAATACCATCAGATGCAACTAATCAGAATTTAAATGGGGAATATGAACCAGATTTTAATTATGCTTTAAATTTAAATAAAAATTCAACATTTATTTCTTCAGAAGGCGCTTCTTTTTATATAACTAAGGATGCAAGATTTGGATATTCATCAAGTTTTGAACCAACAACAGTAAGTATATACCAATATGATTCTTCTAATAACCCAGAATATTATTTACTTAAAAAAATAGTTCCTGCAGTTTCAGGTGAAACAAAATCTCAAACATTTACAATAGGGACTGCAGAAAAATTCAAAACAATAAATTTATTTGATCCTGATATAATTTCTATAGAATCTATAACAGATTCAGATGGAAATAGTTGGACTGAAGTTCCTTATTTAGCTCAAGATACCATATTTGAAGAAGTACAAAATTTAGGAACTAATGATCCTACATTACAACAATATAATCATCAAACACCTTATCTTTTAAAATTAAAAAGAACATCAAAAAGATTTATATCTAGAGTAAAATCAGACAATAGTATAGATATTCAGTTTGGGGCGGGTACAAGTGATAAATCAGATGAACAAATTATCCCAAATCCAGACAATATTGGTTTAGGAACTAAAGACGGAAGAACAAAATTAGACACAGCATATGATCCTTCAAACTTTTTATATACTAGAGCATATGGACAAGCTCCCTCAAATACAACATTAACAATAACTTATTTAGTAGGGGGAGGATTATCATCTAATGTAAATTCAAACACAATAAACCAATTAGGGACTTTATTTACTACTAATAAACCTAACCAAAACATAGGAATGATGAATTTTGCAAAATCATCAATATCAGTTACAAACCCTGAAGCAGCAAGTGGGGGAGGAGCAGGAGAAACTATAGAAGAAATAAGAATGAACACAATGGCTCATTTTTCTGCCCAACAAAGAACAGTTACAAAAGATGATTATTTAATTAGAACTTTATCTATGCCCCCTCAATTAGGGAGAGTAGCTAAAGCTTTTATAATGCAAGATGATCAAACCTCCCCATTAACAACCGAACCAAATCGTATTCCTAATCCTTTAGCTTTAAATTTATATACTTTAGGATATGATTCAGATAAAAAATTAACAACATTAAATACAGCAACAAAAAATAACTTAATGACTTATTTGGAGCAATATAGAATGTTAACAGATGCTATTAATATTAAAGATGCATTTGTAATTAACTTTCAAATAGAATTTGAAATAACAACATATAAAAGTTTCAATAATCAACTAGTATTATTAGAATGTATTTCAGAATTACAATCCTATTTTAACACAGATAAGTGGCAAATAAACCAACCAGTAATTATTACTGAAGTACAAAATTTAATAGGGGGAGTAGATGGGGTACAAACATTAGAAAGTCTTATATTTAATAATGTAAGTGGAACAGCTCAAGGTTATTCACAGTATAAATATGGTTTTTCTAAAGCAACAAGAGATGGAGTAATTTATCCTTCAATGGATCCAAGTATTTTTGAATTAAAATACCCTAACTCAGATATTAATGGACGTGTAACAACATATTAAAATGGCATATTATTTTATTTTCCCTGAATCAGATACAACACTATACAGTCATCCTGATAGAAAAACAATGAACGCAGGAGGTGATGAACTTCTTGAATTAGTAAAAGAACCAGGATCTACTGATCAATATCATCACCCTTCAAGAATTCTTATTAGATTTAAAAATGAAGAAATAACAAATGCACTTTCTTTAATAGGGCCTACTAATTTTACATCCTCATTATCTTCATCAGTTAAATTACAATTAACATTAGCAGACGCACATAATATAACATCAACACATGTTATAAATGCTTATGCAATATCTCAATCATGGGATGAGGGAACAGGAAAATACTTAAATATACCAACAGCTTCTAATGGCGCATCTTGGTTTTTTAGAGATAATTCAACTACTGTAACATCCTGGACAGGAAGTGGAACAGCTACAGATTGGTTTGGATCAGCAGCAACTGCCCACGGATATGGTACAGGATCTATAGCTTCTGCTTCATTAACACAAGGAGGAGGAACTTGGTATACAGGAAGTAATTTTTATGGTACTCAACAATTTTTAAAAGGAGATAATTTAGACACAGATATAGATGTAAAAGAAATAATACACAAATTTAGTGCAAGTTTAAATGGGGGGCAAACATTTCCAGCTGGAATACCTAATAATGGATTTTTACTTAAAACATTAGATAGTGTAGAATCAAACGCATCTAGTAGTTTTGGTGAATTACAATATTTTTCATCAGATACTCACACAATATATCCACCTAAACTAACATTTGCTTGGAATGATTCTATTAACCAAACAAACCAATATAATAACGATGATGTTATAACTAGTGGTAGTTTAGATCTTTCTATTTATAATATAAAAAAAGAATATAATCAAAATGAAATTGCAATTTTTAGAATTAATGTAAGAAATAAATATCCAGTAAGATCATTTGACCATGAATCAAATTACTTAAAAATGGGACGTTTAAGAACAAGTACAGATCCTAATAGGAGCTCCCATTATAGTATAAGAGACGCACACACAGAAAGAGTAATTATACCTTTTCATGATGATTTTACAATAATAAGTAATGATGGTGAGAGTAGCTTTTTTAGATTATATATGAACGGTTTACAACCTGAAAGATATTATCGTATTTTAATTAAAATGACAGAAACTGGTCATTCTTTAGAAACTAAAATATTTGACGACAATTATTTCTTTAAAGTAGTAAGATAATGACTTATGGCATATGAAAATGAAAATATTCAATCTCAAGGATCTACACTAGAAGACAACACTACTAATTCAAATATAGCACAAAATTCTATCCCAACAGGTTCAAGTTATCCCTTACAAAAAAATGTAATAAGCAACCAACAAGCTAAAGAACAATTAACTAATAGTTTTAATGAAGTTGTAATATCAGAAGAAAAATTTAATAGTGAAAAAATAAAAAGAATATATAATGATTTATTTTATCACATTCTAAAAAAAGGAAAAAAATCCCACACATCCATAATAGAACAAAGCACAGATTATGTTAAACCTTGGATAAATATTAATTTAGAAAAATCAATAGAATATTTAGAAGAAGAATTATTAGAATTAAATAAAATACTTTTAGATAAATTACTTCCTGAATTTGTACCTCAACATCCTATTTATGATAATGGGACTTTTTTACAAAATGGTGATACCACAGATAATGTACCTATTGAAGCAAATTCTGACATATGGTATATGCAAAGG